CGAGCAGGGGACAGGCAAGACAGCATCAGTGATTTGGGCAGTTGATTATTTGATGCAACGAGGATTAGTGAAGCGAGTGTTAGTGATTTGCCCCTTGTCAATCATGAAGTCGGCATGGCAACAGGACTTGTTTAAGTTCGCAATCCATCGCACGGTGTCAGTTGCACACGGCGCGGCTAAGAAGCGCAAAGAGATCATCAATGCGGGGTCAGAGTTTGTCATCATTAATTTTGATGGGGTTGGAATTGTTAAGAGTGAACTGCTCAAGGGCGGGTTCGATTTGATTGTGGTAGATGAAGCGTCAGCGTATAAGAATGCGCAGACAGAGCGGTGGAAAGACTTGCGAGACCTAACCAAAGTCATACGTGGGTTGTGGATGTTGACTGGAACTCCCGCCGCGCAGTCTCCTGTGGATGCTTACGGATTAGCAAAGTTAGTGAACCCCACTGGCATCCCCCTGTTCTTTGGGCAATTTAGAGATCAAGTAATGCTCAAGGTCAGTGACTACCGCTGGATACCACGCCCCGAGTCCAAACACATTGTTCACAAGATACTCCAACCAGCTATACGGTTTGAGAAGAAGCAGTGCCTTGACCTACCCCCTGTAACCTTTGTTGACCGTGATGCACCGCTGTCACCCCAACAGATCAAGTATTACAACGTACTCAAGAAGCAGATGTTGATTGAGGCCGACGGAGAAGAAATATCGGCAGTCAATGCCGCCGTGAAACTCAACAAGCTACTTCAAATATCCGGGGGCGCTGTGTATACGGATACTGGAGAAGTCCTAGAGTTTGATGTATCTGGCAGATTAAATGTGGTGCAGGAAGTCATTGAGGAATCAAGCCAAAAAGTGCTGGTGTTTGTACCCTTTACCCACACCATTGAGCTTCTAGAAAAGCACTTAAAAAAGCACAATATAAAGTGCGAAATTATCAATGGAGAGGTGAGTGTCAATAGACGTTCTGAATTGGTGCGGCGGTTTCAAGAGAACGAGCACCCCAAGGTTCTTATCATCCAACCACAAGCAGCATCCCACGGGCTTACCCTAACTGCCGCCGACACAATTATTTGGTACGCTCCGTGCTCAAGTGTAGAAACATACCTACAAGCCAATGCCCGAATTGACCGACCCGGTCAAGTTAACCCAATGACAGTCGTGCATATAACAGGCAGTCCGATAGAGACAAAGATGTACGCCCACTTGCGGGGCAACATTGCACACCACACAAAAATAATTGATTTATACAGGCAAGAAATTATTTTAGAAAGTACTTGACATTGTCAAGGTCTGTGATAAACTGACCCCCCCGAAACAACTGGAGCTAACTATGGACGCATTAGAAGTTCAGGACGAAGTCACCACTCCTTCTGTCCCCCTAGACAAACTGACCGCTATCTACATCAAGATGCGCGACGCCAAAGATACCCTCACTTCCAAGTATAAAGCCGAGTACGCCGACATCGAAGAGCAGATGGCGTTGCTTGAATCGGAGATGCTTGCGATCTGTAAAAACATGAATGCCGACAGCATTCGCACAAAAGCTGGCACGATTGTTCGTTCCGTAAAGTCACGGTACTGGACGAATGATTGGGATTCTATGTACGACTTCATTGAGGAGACCGGTGCATATGGCCTGCTGGAGAAGAGACTTCATCAAACAAACATGAAAGATTTTCTTCTTGAGAATCCTGACCTTCTGCCGAAAGGCTTGAATGTCGAAAATCAATATACCGTGGTAGTTAGACGTTCTAAGGAAAACTGAAAATGAGCAACATTACTTTGTTGAACCAAGACCTCCCCGACTTTCTGCAAACCGCTGGAGTCAGTGAGCTTACAAAACAACTCGCCGGTCGCACTGGCGTTAAACGAATCGTCCCCAAAAACGGAATCTTCCGAAAAGTTGTGGGCGGTGAAGAGATGGGTAAGGTCAAAGGCGACTTAAATGTTGTCGTTATCAATGCCTCTCCCAAAGTTGGGCGTATCTTTTACGCAAAGCAATGGAGTGCCGACGCTGAGCCAACAGCCCCCGACTGTTTCTCTAATGATGGCAGTGTTCCCGATGTTGGTTCCGTTAATAAGCAATCTGACCGTTGCGACTCATGCGAACAAAACATCAAGGGTTCGGGCATGGGCAACTCTAAAGCTTGCCGCTACTCACGCCGCATTGCGGTTATGTTGGAAGAGGACTTCGGTACTTCCCTCGAAGGTTCTGTGTATCAAATGAACTTGTCTTCCAAGTCTTTGTTTGGTGACAGCGTTGGCGACAACACTCATCCCTTTGAGAGCTACACCAAGTACTTGTCCAACAACGGTAAAAGCTTGGACTACGTTGTTACCCAATTGAGCTTCAATGAAGACAATGACAACCAGTCTATTTTGTTTACGCCGACTCGCTTCATCAACAAAGGTGAATACGCCGCAACCAGTAAAGCCGCTGTTTTACCCGAGACACAGAAGCTGGTTGTTATGACTCCGTATCAAGCCGATACAGGTCGTGCGCCAAAGTTGGAAGCACCAAAACCATTGGGCGAAGCTTTTGAAAAGGAAGACGCCAAAGCCCTTGTCAAAGCACGAGCCGACGCAGTAGATGAGCCTAAGAAACGTGAATCCAAGAAAGCTGTTGAAGCTGCCCCCGCATCCAAGAAAAGTTTGGACTCAGTGGTCGCGGCTTGGACGGAAGAGGAGTAACGCATGACCTATGGTTACAGCCAAAAATTAGTTGAAGCCAATAAAAAGGCCGACGCTGAATCTTTGGGCGTAGCCTTGGGTCGCTTCTGTATAGCGAGGGAGATTACTGCTACGCGAGTGGCAGTAGAGCTAGGGGTCAGCCGCATGACGGTTTACAACTGGTTTTGGGGTGCGTTTACCCCATCTCCTACCCACGCTGAACAGATTGAGCGTTTCATGGCACGACATAAAAAACATAAATAAACAATGTCCACATTTGATTTGCTAGATGCCGTGTTACCCACGGAGGGGCGGTACTGCATAGTTGGCATAGGTAAATATGTTGACCAGCGTTTTGCAAACACAAGGGAAGAAGCCGAGACACTCATCCAAGAGTTCAACACCAAGCAAGTCAACGTGTATTTTGGCTGTGCCAAATTTGGTACAGCAGACGACAGGACGCACGACAACGTAGCCTTTGTTCAAGCCTTATGGCTGGATATTGATTGCGGCCCGACCAAGGGTGTACCGAATTCCAAAGGGAAGATCGAGGGCTATCTCGACCAGCAGACAGGGCTGGAAGAGCTTAAGAAGTTTTGTAAGACAGTCGGCTTACCTAGACCAATTTTGGTGAATTCCGGCAACGGTGTTCATGCTTACTGGTTGCTTGAAGAGATGTTATCCCGCACGGTGTGGGAGCCATTAGCCAAGCGGCTAAAACAACTTTGCAAAGAACATGACTTGATCGTTGACGACAAGGTGTTTGAAGCATCGCGGGTTCTTCGTGTGCCCGGTTCAATGAATGTAAAAAAAGGGTTAGAGGCCAAAGACGTAGTCGTGTGGAACGGGGTTTCGCCGAGGCTGTCTATTGAGAAGCTGCGTGAATTGTTGGGCGCACCCGAGCCGAAACAAGAAGAAGTGCCGGACTTTATACCCTCTGCCATGAGTCCCATGATGGAAGCATTGTTGGGTAATAAGGTCAAGCGGTTTAAGACCATCATGCTCAAGGCCGAGAACGGCTGTGCGCAACTGAATTACGTGTTTCAAAACCAAGCTGAGATTGATGAGCCACTATGGATGTCGGCGTTGTCTATCCCTGCTTTCTGTGTAGACGGAGACAAGGCGGCGCACAAGATGTCCGACCAGCATCCCGAGTACGACCCTGCCGAGGTAGAGAACAAGCTTAGGAATATACGCAAGCGCGGTGGCCCACACCACTGCACGACATTTGAAGAACGCAACCCCGGTGGTTGTGATGGTTGTGTACACAAAGGCAAGATCACTTCACCTATTGTGTTGGGTATAGAGATAGCAGAGGCAACCGAGGCCGACAACGAAGTGGAGGTTGAAACCGAAGCAGGTGTTGAGACGCACCAAATACCTGAGTATCCGTTTCCGTTTTTCAGAGGTAAAAAGGGTGGTATATATGTTCGTCCCCCCAAAGATTCCGAAGAAGACCCCGTAATGGTGTACGAGCATGACTTGTATGTACTCAAGCGTATGCGGGACAAAGAGTTAGGTGAGATAGCGTTGTTCAGACTTCACTTACCCCATGACGGGGTGAAAGAGTTTGCGATAACCACTGCGGCTATTTCATCAAAGGACGAGCTACGTAAACAGCTTGCCCAACAGGGAGTAATGGCGCACCACAAGCAATATGAAAATCTTGCAACGTACGTTGTTACAGCAGTTAAAAATTTGCAATACATGAAGAAAGCAGAGCTTATGAGAACACAATTTGGATGGGTTGAAGGCGACAGTAAATTTATTATGGGTAACAAAGAGATTACCAAGGACGGTACGTTCTACAGCCCATCATCGTCAACAACAGAGTTTTTTGCCGAGAAGGTTCACGAAAAAGGTGACATAGATAAGTGGAAGGAAGTCTTCAACCTGTACGCACTCAAGGGTATGGAGCCTCACGCTTTTGGAGCCTTAACTGCGTTTGGCGCTCCACTAATGAAGTTCACTGGGTTAAAGGGTTCAATCATTAACGTGATTTACGAATACGCCGGATCAGGGAAATCAACCATTCTGCGCATGTGTAACAGTGTGTATGGTATGCCCTACGAACTTATGTCAATTGAGAAGGACACGCTCAACGCCAAGATGCAACAGCTTGGGGTAATGAACAACATCCCCAACACGATTGACGAAATCACTAACATGTCCCCCAAGGAGTTTTCTGATTTGGCATACGGCATCAGTCATGGCCGAGGCAAGAACCGTCAAAAGGGTTCAGAGAACGCACTGCGCATCAACAACACTTCATGGCAGAACATGACTTTGTGCTCGTCTAACGCCAGCTTTTACGAGAAGTTGACCGCATTGAAGAATAGCCCAGATGGTGAATCCGTACGGTTACTTGAGTACAAGATAGAACCCAATGACTTGATTGGTGTAGCTAGGGGCAAAGAAATGTTTGACCACCAACTCAACGAGAACTATGGTCATGCGGGGGAGATATACCTTACATGGCTGGTAAACAATTTAGAGTACACCAAGGATTTGATAAAGAAAGTGCAAGCCCGACTGGATAAAGAAGTTCAGTTCACCTCACGGGAACGCTATTGGTCTGCCACCGCCGCTTGTAACATTGCCGGTGGTTTAATTTCTCGTCACCTTGGCTTACATGATTTTGATATGACCGCTGTGTACGACTGGCTAAAGGGCATGTTGGGTGAAATGCGCCACGATATAAAGCCCCCACAGTCAACTCCCGTTGCCACCCTCGGTGAATTTCTTGATAGCCACCACATCAATGCTTTGGTGGTTAACGGTGAAGTAGATGCCCGGAGTAGTATGTCGGCGTTACCTTTGCAAGAACCTCGTGGGGAGTTGCTGGTACGTTACGAGCCGGATACTAAACACATCTACGTAGCAGCCAAACAGTTCAAAGAATTCTGTATCAAGCAGCAGGTCAATTACAAAACCCTGCTCAAAGAGTTAACCGACTTGAAAATCTTTGTTGAGACGGTCAATAAGCGTATGTCCAAGGGTATGAAGGTTGCTTCCCCTGCTGTGCGTACGTTGAAGTTTGACGCATCGAATTCCGAGTTCCTGCGCATGGATGATATGTTGGGGCTAAATGAAAATCGAGACCGTGTCGTATCAGATTGATTGGTCAAAGTTTAGAGCCGGTCATTCATTTTTTGTACCCTGCATAGACCACAATGCGGCACGGGAAACTGTAGCCGCTGTTACAAAAAGGTTGAAGATACCTATTGTTACAAAGGTTGTAATCGTGGAGGGTATAAAAGGTTTGCGAGTTTGGCGCGTTTAATGTAGACTAATATCAATGGTAAGCAGTTGCCATTTGGAAGAGTTAGCTCCTTCCAGCCTCCCCTTCCCCCCGCCTATGTGCGGGGGTTTTTTATTGGGCCATCAAACGCTCACGCTCTAGTTTCTTTTCCGACGGTTCCAGCAATTCAATTAATTGCGGATAGTACTTTTTGTCAATAGGCATACCACGGTCGGATTTAATCTTGCGTTCCATTTGCTTTTTAATTGATTGCTTAATGTTGTCACCACCAATCATGTCGTAGGGGTTTCTGCTATTAAACTTAAATATTTTGTCAAAGGCTTTTTCAATGTCTTCATCCGAACCTTTGTCCAACTCCCGCTCCAACCGGTCAAGTAAGCTGGTGCGTTCGCGTTTTACTTTTAAGATTTCACCTTGCAATTGGAAGATTGCTTCCCGCCGAGCCACAAGTCCTTCAGTAGCGAAACCCATAGACTGAGCCAACAACTGCCCCTGAGTAAATTCCTCGGCTTCCTTGATAACCGCGCCTGATGTAGTAGTTGCTCCTTCTTGTGAATACCGATAAGCAGTAAGTGAACCGCGCACAAAAGCCGGGGATAACTGCTCGATACCCTTCAAAATTTCCCCTCGGTTCAGCGTGTCAATGGCGTTAGGGATTTGTTTAAACATGATAGATGCGCTAGGGCCGAGCAAAGACATAAAGTATTCCTGCATAGCCGCAGCAGAAGTGGCCTGCTCTTTTACATCCGGCACCCACATGTTGTTCATGGACAAGCTACCGGAAATGTCGTAGCCAGTCATAGTGGCAATCAAGCCTCTGTCTAAGACTTCATCCAATGTGTGATCTCCAATCTTAATGTTGCCAAAAGTTTGCGGTAGCCATATGTTGCGGAACCAAAACTCTAAGTCGCGGCCTTCTAATGGGTCGTCCTCGTCGTCCCCACGCATTGCATTCATCATGCCCTGAATTGCGCCCATAGCCATTGTTGCGCCGGGAATACCAACGTAACCAGCAAGCGCGGTAGACATAGTCAACGTGCCAACCAACTGGGTCATAGCTTTAGCGCGATCTTGTGCATCAAGCCCCGCCAGCGCACGGTAAGCGTTACGTATAAAGAACGTAGTTACAAACGTGGGGAACATCTTGAACTGAAGAATTGTGCGGCCTATAGGTTTTTGAGCGTCAAGTACAACTTCGCGTTCAGCGTTAGCCAGCAACCCGCGAGGGCGGTTAGATGCGTGATAGTTGCCCAAAGCTTCGTGGGTCTCGGCTTCGGCTGCACGTAAGGCTTCTTCGTGAGTGTACTTCTTGCCGGTTTCTTTGTTGATCTCTTTAGAATACATATCGTAGGAAGTCATAAAAGTCACTTCACGAATCATGCGCTCAGAGTGATGGAATAAGCTAGTCATTACATTGCTGGCACTGCGAATAGTACGCAACGTAGTACCTTCAAGTTTGCTAGTCGGCGTATCTCGGCGGTTACCAAGATCGTAGGCCAACGTGTTGTCGCTGATGCCTCTGTCTGCCATGTACTGCGCAGCCAACTTTTGATCCTCAGTCAACTTAATCAAGCCGTTGTTTAGGTAGGAGGGGAACTCAAACGTGGTTGAGCCGTCTTTAGCTTGCCGACGAATACCGCTTGTGCCAAAAATAGCCATTGACTTAGCAAGAGCCTTACCAACTTTGATGGGATAAAACCCGTGATTGGATGTAAGCACTGGGCCAACAAATATTGGAAGCGCCGTTAACTGAGTAGCGGCGGTCTTGATCGAAGTCATCAACCACAAGTAGGCCGAGGAGTTCAACAGCGCAGAAGTTTTATAGCCTAAGCTGTCTTCCGAATCAGGGCGAACTTGCTGTTCGGCACGCATACGCATCTCAGAAACAAATTCACCGAGGCGTTCTTTGTCGGGGTTTCCTTCAAGCGTGTCGTTTGCACGTTCAAGCTCGTTCATGATGCGGGGGCCATATTTAATACGCGCCAATTGATTAGCCATGTTTGTGCCGGTCACCGCAAAGTTACGAGCAATGTCACCGCTAAAACCGGTAGTGCCTTGACGATGCATGTACTGTCTGCGGAAATTGCGGTCAGGCAAAGTCTGCAAATACATTTGATAGATTTCGTCTTTGAGCTTCTCGGCATCAATGCTGGTCATAGCAGAAACCGTATTACCAAAATCATCAATGACTTCTTTGCCAGCTTTTACACCCGCATCAATAGAGTTAAAGATTTCTTTTAACATACCGCTGGCATCTAAGTCCCGCTTACGCGCATCAGACAAATCGTTGCCTATGTCGATAACTTTAGATTCCTGCATCTCACGCAAGGATTCAGTGAAACCAGCCTCTTGCATTTGACGGACGCGTTTACGTAAAAACATGTTGCGATCAAAAGCGTTCTCAAACATGTAGAATTCGCGGTTCACGCCCTTACCAATGCGCAACCAGTATTGGCCGTAACGCATCAATGGGAAGTACGGGTACAGCTTTTTGCCATCTTCGTATATTTGTTTAATCTGAGCAATCAGTTTACCTTTGGGGGACTTGCCGTCTCCAGCGGTGCCAGCCAACTTTGAATTAGCAATCTGCTCTTCCAGCAACACATGATATTGCTCGTGGTTGGCTTTATAAAAATCTCGGACTTGCTCATACAACTTTTTATTTGCGTCGGTCAAGCCATCCCACAACTTTTTCAAGTCGGCATCTTTAGTTAAATTGCCAGCTACAGTTGGGTCACGGTACAGCAACGTGGAGTAGTGCATCACATTAGCAAGACGCCGTAGTTGCTCGGGTGCGTTACGTGCCAACTTTGCTAAGGATTCGGAGACGGGCACCATGTCCGCCGTAGCTTTATTACGCATAGCCGCCATATCACCGAGGTTTTGCCAAGACTCTTTAATACCTTTAACGCCGAGGCGGTCGGCCCATTGAACTACGGCCTCTGTTTGCAACATAGGCAGTACTTGGCGCAGCTTAAAATTATCAAACCCAGCGTACATAGAAGACAGCGCGTCGGTTAAATCCTGCATACTGCGCAAGTTAACAAGCAGAGGCAAGTCTCGGATTATGTCGGCAAAGCTAGACGTTTCTATACGCTGAAGAATCTTGTTGGTCTTTGCTTTCTTCTCTTTAATAGCCGACGATATTTCTGCAAGGTTACCGCTACGCTTTTCTAAAGCTTCCTGTGCACGCATTAAAGGTGTCTTGCGTGCGGTCAACATGCTGTCGGTAATATTTACAATATCTGACAGTGCGCTGGTATGAGTTGCGTCCATGTTAAAAAACTGACGCACGTTGTTGATAAACCGAGTGAACAACGATTGTTTGAGATGCCCAGCAGTTTTCATCAAGAACTTTTGGAAGTCAGGGTCAGACATTGCGTAGGCAATAAACTCTCGTGGGTCTCCAAAGATATTGGCGGAAATTAAGTCTTCCATGAACTCAGGCAATGTGCCTGCTTCACGCATCTCGTTGACCCGGTCGGCGGTCAAGTTTATTGTTTTAATTAGGGCGTTGTACGCCACCGCCAAATCAGACTTGCGGTCAAATCCAGTTTGAAGCGCGTCAAGCGCCAAGTCCATTTTCTTGTTAAGCGCGGCGTGCAACATCTCGTGCAGCACAGTGACGTTGTTAATACCTTGGCTTGGGCCTCCAGTCCTACCGCGCACAAACACAAATTTTTCGCCGGTAGCCACGATACGTAAGAACAAACCACGAGACGCATCCCAATCGGCTTCTGCCCCACCTTCAGTGATTTGACTCGGCAGAACATCATCTTCTTCAATTACTTTGAAGTTGACATCTTTTACAAAGGGTAACAAGCGTTGAGCCAAAAATCTTTGAAACGCATTACCGGTCTTGATAACATGACGCAAGGCTTGCTGACCATTTGTCATGTTGTTAAATCTAGTATCGGCTCGGCCAACTTTTACCTGCGTGTTAGCTTTAGATACTTGAGCAGCAATACCTTTTTGTACGTTCTCCAACTCCATTTTAGTAATGGCGGGATTCTTTAATAGCTCGGCTGCTCGGTCACCCGGCTTAGTGCCTTTAAGGGAACGTGACAACAGTATCAAAGATTTGATAGCTTGGATTTTGCCAACACGTTTTGTTGTTTCGGCGGCGACTAAGTTTTCGTCCGAAGTAATTTTATCTTCGTCAATAGGAGCAAGGGCTTCATTAAGAGCGGCTTCAGCAGCAGCTACAGCTTTTTCATTTTCTTTGTAGTTTGCTGTTTGTTGTTTGCGGCGTTCATCGCTGGCGGCTTTTTTCTCGGGGGTTAACGGTTTGCGGCCAACTTTACCCTTAGTTGTTTCTACTGTCTCTTCTTCAGCAGGCAGAGTTGTTATATCGCCGACGGCGTCTGCAATTTCGTTAGGTATCTCAGCTTCTTCAGCAATTACATCGTCTGACTTAGCAGCAGACTCAGTGGGGGCGGTTTCTTGAGTGGGGATTTCTTGGATTCTTTGCTTGCTTATTTCCTCGTCGTATGCCGCAACTGCTTTATCAATTGTTGGCTGGTCGTTTATCCCCTGCTCACGCATAGAGTCTGGAAGGTTATCTCTGTACGCACCAATTGATTCTTCTAAAGATCCAAAGCTACCTTGGTCGGCTATTGCGCTATCTACGGAGCGTTTAGCAAATACAACGGGGTCTACTGCAATGGGCTGAGCAGAAAGCGTTTCTGTCTGAGCGGCTTGTTTAAACGGGTCAACTATTGCAACGGGCTGTACCGTTTCTCCCGCCACAGTTCCTGTAACATCCGGTCTAGTAGAAACCACTCCACTTGGCTCAGCGATTCCAGTTCCTCCGGCGGTGGTATCTGTACTGGGCTGTCCAACCATTGGAACGCTTGCTCCACTTGTGCCGGGGATAGTCTGTCCAACATCTGGTTCTCCTTGAGTTGCCGCACGTTGTTGTATCTCCGTTTGTACCGCTTCGATGAGGGGTTGGTTTTGTTTGGCTTCAGGCTTAGCCAGTTGAAGTTCCAACGTAGCGGTCAGGTTTGTATCTGTCCAAGTATTGACGGGCGGGATGTATGGGATAGGGGCTTCGGTTGCCGCAGGGGTTTCAACGGCTGCTTCAGCGGGAGTGGGGGCTGGTGTTTGCTCGCCAACTTGATCTTTAGCTTGGTCTTCAACTTCTTTGGTAGCCGCTTCAATTGCACGATATTGCGCACTACCGGGATCAAGCCCCATGTCTTGGAAAGTTTGTTGAAATTGCGCTACGCGCTCAGGGTCAATATTAGTAATGCCTTGCTGGGTCAAATCAGCGGCAACTTTTTCAATTTCCAGTGGAGGCCGCTTAGGAGTTGCTGGTTCTTGGGTAGGCGCAGCTTCTGCTGCTCGACGGGCTTCCAAACCTTCACTCGCACCAGCAGCAGCGCCAAGTCCAGCACCTGCCAGACCTTCCATAGTGCCCTGCCCCACAACACCGCGCATAGTGGGTACGTCGTAGCCTTCACGTTGAAGAGCTATATTTTGAGCTAATTGTTCTTGACCGCCTTGCGCAGCTTCACCTACAAATTCTTTAGCCCCTGTAACAGCCGCTTGTTTTTTGACACTATTTGTAATGATTTGCTTAGCTACTTGACGAGCTATTGCTGGCTCAAAACCCGTACTTGCGCCGATTGCGCCGAGAGCCGACCCCATCAAAATCTGATCTAAGTTTTCACCGTTGTAGTCTTGCGCAGCTTGCGCACGCGCTTCAATTTGTTCCTTGGGCATATTAGTCTTGCCAAGCTCTTCTTTGACCGCATCGTAGATAGTACCTTTAATCGTACCGGCACCCATAATAGAACCAACCCCAGCGCCAACAGCAGTAGCCGCAAGAGCACCTGCACCAAAAACAGAAGCACCTAAACCAGCCACGATAGCGGGGGCAGATGTGCCCAATGCGTTTACTAATGTATCAATAGGGGCAATAGTGAAAGCTTTGATACCAGCTTTAACTTGATCTAAAACACCTTTGTCCTCGGCGTCTTTCATAATCCGAGAAATCTCAGCGGAATCCTTTTTAGACTGCGCACTATATAACTCACCAATATAATCTTCTACACCCTTAATAGATTTGGATACGTCGCTACCCGCACCAAAAGCGTCAGCAACTAAACGCACACCAGTAGCCAAACCAGAAACCGCCTTTAAAGGTACGTCGGCAACGCTACGTAGGATTGATTGATCTTCAGGTTTTGGTTGTGGGGCAAACGGGTCAACGATTTGCGGAGCAGGCTGCGCCTCAAAGGGGTCAACGATACCCCTCCGTTGCGGTTGTTGTGCCTCAAACGGATCAATAATGGCCATGCCGAACCCCTTTAATTGGCGTATTTTCGATTGTAGTAGGCAGCTAAGTCTGCGTCAGAAACACCGGGGTTTGCTTTTCTAGCCGCAGCCATGAACTCTTGCATAGAGGGTTTAACAACAGGAGCCGCAGCTTGTGGCGCGGCGGCAGGAGCAGCTTGAGAAGAAGTTGCCCTTAGTTCTGCAACTACGCCTTGGCGGATACGAGCAGCTTCTTCAGTGTTACCCTTTTGCACTGCTTTCATGTAAGGCATGTTGCTTTCCAATGCCTTATCCACCCTAAGCTCAAACTTGTCGTCTCTTACACCCGCAGCAGCTTCTCTACGAACATCAGATTGTTTCAAGTCGTTTGCAGCCATTCTTGCAGCTTCGGCCATTGTCTGTTTATTAGCTGGTTTGCCTTCTTCAAGCAGTGCAGCGTAGTTAATATTGGTCTGACGGGCCAAGTCGGTTTCTTTGGCAGCAGCCATTTTTGCTGTTTGAAGACTGGTTGCAGCGTTAACACCCGCAACCTTCAATGCGTTCTCACCTTGCAATTCAGTTCCAGCCAAACCACCTTCGAGTTGAGCAATCTTTTCTTGTACGCCAAGTTTCATCTTGAAAGCGTCTTGTTTTTGAGCTTCGGCTTTGTCTTCCAAAGACATAGCCTTGTTGACCATACCTTCTTTACGAGATTGCTGCGCGGTAGCCAGTGTAATTTCAGACTGGCGTAATTTGTCGTCGGCTTCTCTGTTTTCTTTCTTAAGCTTTCCAACTTCACCAATAAACATTTGTCCAGCTTCACCCAAGCCAGAAAGAAGTTGTTGCTTTTGATTTTCACCGGGTTTCTTGCTACGTGACAACAAACCTAAGCTTGCCATAGCAAAAGCAAGCCCTTTATCTTTTTCCATTTGATCCGCTAACCCAGCCCGTTTGGACTTAGTTTCTTCTAAGTACGGTTTTGTAACGTCCGCACCATACATTTTTTCAAGCATAGGTTGACGTGCAGCTACACCTTGTTCGTACTGTTCTGGGGTTTGTACCGCAGGTTGCTGATTCGCCATATCTTTTAATGAAGTCAGGCTACCTTCAAATCGTTTACCAAACGTACCACCACCAGCAAACGCAACAACGCCCCCGCCAGCCATCATTTCTTCTTGCTGTTCTTCAGGTATCTGGTTAAACGCACCACCTAAACCGCCACGGATAGAAGCCCGCTCAGCCATCTCTGCATCAATCATGTTGGCCTGTTCAACATCACGCCGACTCAGTGCTGTTTCTTTAGCTTTTTGTAGTTGTTGATCGCTTAGTTTAGGCAAAATACCTTCGACGTTTTGATCGCTTGTTACATCGCCACCACCAGCATACGACTTCATCAAGCCGCCTTCTTTACCAAACAATCCCGACTTACCAAAACCGTAAGCCGCGCCACCCAAGCCCGCTAATGTTTGAACCGCCCCGGGGCCTTGAGAATACATACTGCTTGTTGATTGCTGGCCCAGTGGCAAACCACGAATCATGTCGGACATAAAGCCCAACTGTTTATACGGATAGTTCTGTTGGTTCAAGAAGTCTTGGTAAGCCTGATCCAAAGGACGCTGGGCTTGTTGCTGCATCTGACCGCCGTATGCGCTTTGCAACTTGTTGATGTCCATGCCTTGCTGGAACTGCTGACCACCTAAC